TCAACACGCTCTACCCGGTGCCAAACGAGGCCACCGTGATCGCTGGCGGCGGCACGGGTTCGAACATCCATCGTGCCTGCCGCAAGTACCTCCAGGTCAACCGCGACTCGAAGCTTTGGGCGGTTGTCTACAACGCGACGTCCGGCGGCTCCCCAGCGACTGCAACCGGCACGATCGCCATCACTGGCCCCGCCACGGCGGACGGCAACTTCGACGTCATCGTTGCCGGTGTACGCTGCCCAACCGGCTTCCGTAGCGGTGACAGCGCAACCACGATCGGTGACGCAGTCGCGGCGGCTATCAACGCCAAGACCTACCTACCGGTTACGGCGGCGAACGTCACCGGAACGGTTACGCTGACCGCACGCATTGCCGGCGCCTCGCAGGGCACGGCCTCGCTGGCGGCTTACCGCCTGCATTCCGAGATCACTCTCGGAACTGGCGTTGCGGCTACGACCAGCGCGCACATCGGCGCGGCTACGGCTGGCGCTGACGGGTCTACGACCGAGGCGGCCAACCAGGCCACGGCGCTGGCGGCGCTCGACGCCGTGCGCAAGTACTGGGTCGGCATCTCGACGCAGGCATCGACCGAGTACGGCCAGCTGAAGACGCACATTCAGACCAAGAGCGAGCCGCGTCGCGGTCTCCGTTCGGCGGGCATTTGTGCCTACACTGGCTCGCTGGCGAACGCTCAGACGCTCGCGATTGCGCGCAACTACGAGCGTCTTTCGATGATCTGGCAGCCAGACGCCGAGGCTGGACCCGACGAACTCGTCGGCGCCATCACCGCGATCCTCCAGAAGGGTGAGCAGGTTCACACGGCGACCAACTTCGACGGCGTTTCGCTCAGCGACATCATTCCGAATGCCTACGCGACCACGAGTTGGCCCGACGCAGAGGACCAGAACGACGCGATCAACGATGGCTTGATGCCGATCTCGTCCAGCGACTCTGGTCCGCGCATCGTCATGGCGACGACCACGCGCAGCAAGGCGAGCGGCGGCGTGATCGATGACCCGCGCTCGCTTGAGCGCCATCGTATCTCCGTTGCTGACGAGTTCAGTGACGAGGAGCTTGGCGACTTCGCGCTCAACTACACGAACAAGCGTTTGAAGGACGACGAGTTGCTGCCTGATGGCAAGTTCAACCCGAACCAGAAGACGCCGCCTGGTGTGGTGACTCCAAGCGGGTTCAAACCTCACATCTTGAAGCGCTACGACGACTATGAAGCGGCCGGAAAGCTGCAGAATGTCGCTCGCTCGAAGCAGGCGCTGCGAGTCGTCAAGACCGGCTCTCGCCTCGAGGTCGGCGGAGAACTCAACTCGATCGACCTGTTCCACCAGGCCACTTACCTCTTCTCTGAAGTGAGCGAGGGCTAAGCGATGCAAGACTATAGCCTAATCAAGCTGTTCTACAACGACAGCGAGGTGAAGCAGATCAACCGCGTCAACCGTGTGTTGAACGCGAACAACCAGCCGATGATGCTCATGAACGAGGGGCTCGGCGGGTTCTCTCCCGGATCGGCAGAATGCACGATCGAATGGGAGTGCCCGATCCCGATCGGTGGCACCGAGTACGACTACGAGGGCGACGAGATGTCTGGCGCTTACGTGAAGCTCCAGATGTTCGTCGGCCGCCGCAGCTACGCCGGTCTCGGCAAGATCCAGACGACCACGACCGAGGGCAGCTCTGGCAGCCCGAGCAGCATCAACATCAGTTGGCAGGGCGAGGCTAAGCCTACCGCGTAGTCGACATCGGAATCAGCGCTAGGGAGGAAACGGCGCTGAAGGAATCCGGGCCGCAGTGTGTAGAGGGGATCCTCCCGCCTCTCCTACACGCTCGCGGCCCTTTTGTTTTGGGAGGAATGCAGATGCCAGGTCCGCCTGACGACGTCGAGCCCGGCGAACTCTTCAAGAAGCTCATGGAGCGCCCAGCTCCGAGCGACGTGATTGAGTTCCCGCGCAAGGACAGCCGCGGCAAAGCAGTCGGCAACGTCCGCATCCAGGTGCTCTCTATGGGAGACCACGATGCGGCGCGACTAGACGCGAACGAGAAGCTAAAGAAAAAGGTCAGCAAGGAAGACCGCGGCCTGCCTACTGTCGAGGCTGTTGCTGGCGACCTGGTGGCGCGTGAGCTGCTCGCAAAAGCTTGCCGTGTAGAGGAAGATCGCGGCGAACCCGACAAGCCGTTCTACCCGCGCGTATTCCCGAACGCCGAGTCCATTAGCGATGTGCTCACGGCCGACGAGGTCGCTGTGCTCTTCGCTGCGTACATCCAGATCCAGCACAAGTGGGGACCGTTCGAGAAGACGGTCCAGACCGAAGAGGAACTCTCACAATGGATCAAGCGCCTAGTGGAGGGCGCTCGCGAGTTCCCTTTATCGCGGATCTCATCGGTTCACTGGGCCGAACTAGTCTTCTTGTTGGCGCGAAGGGCGTACACGCTGTCCGCCACCCTGGAGTGCCTGTTCGAGAGCTTGCCGACTTCTTTGAAGTCGCGCCTCGGTCCCTACAATTTGGGCACTGGCTACTTTGGCACGCCTGCGTCGAGGTCAGCGGAGGATGGAACCGACGGATTTGACTTCATCACGAGTCTGCCAGAGGTGACGCTTGAGGATGCAACGGCCTTCGCGCTGAAGATGCGCGAGGTAGACGTGTCAGACGCTGAGCAAGCGCTTGACGCTGCTGAAGATACAAGAGACTAAACTTGCCCGTTCTAGAGTACGACTTCCGCGTGGTCAATGCGAATGCGGTAAACACCGCCTTTGCGTCGATCGAACGGAGAGCCGCGCAGCATAACCAGAAGATGAACCGCATGTTCGGCACGCCTGTGTCGCGTGCTGGCGGTGGCTCGTCTGCTGGTTCGGTGCCGATGGCGGCCCGCGCTCGTGCTCGCGCTGGACTCAGCGAGGAAGAGAAAGCGGCGAAGCAGACGGAAGCGTACTGGCGTCGCGCACATCAGCGCTCCGCCGATCAGCGCATTCGACAGGAGCAGCGTGCGCATGCCGCCAAATTGCGGCTGCTTGCGCAAGAGGAGAAGGCAGGCCAGCGCGCCGCCAAGACCCAAGAGCGCGCCGGCCTACAAGCGGCCAGAGCACAGGAGCGCGCAGCGATCCAGGCGGCGCGAGCGCAAGAGCGTGCCCAGGAACGCGCCGCACAATCGCAATCTAGAGCAGCGCTTAGGGCTGGTCGGTCCAGAGAGCGCGCCCTCGATCGGTCTAGGTCAGAGCGACTTGGTAGGGTCAGAGGCATCCTCGGAACTGCTGGCAACTCCGTATCTGGAACCGTCGGCGCCGTCGGCACCCTTGGCGGCGCCGCGCTAGGCATCGGCGGATCGATCGCTCTAGGCAGCGCTGTACAGACTCAGATGAGCGAGGCAGCCATGGCCTCGCAGCTAGCCAACCAGGCCGGGGATCCGTCGCTCAAAGGCGGGCTGCTGAAGCAGGCGCAAAGCGTCAAAGGCTTCACTGGCGCCGAGGCACTTGGCGGCATCGGAGAGTTCGTCACCAAGACCGGCGATCTGAAGTCGGCGCGCGATGTGATCGGAGATCTTGGACAACTGGCGCTTGCCACCGGCTCCGATCTCGGAGACCTGGGCGCTACTGCTGGCCAGGTCTTCAACGTTCTCAAGGGCCAGATCGAAGACCCAACAGAACGGATGAAGGAACTCAAGAACATCATGGGTGCGCTTGCTCAGCAGGGCTCCCTTGGCGCGGTAGAGATCCGGGACCTGGCGCAGGACTTCGGCAAGCTTGGTGCGGCTACTCGCCAATTCGAGGGCGGCGCACCAAACCTGCTGCGTACGATGGGCGCGTTCGCTCAGATCGCTGTCGAGAAGGGCGGCGCGAGTTCGAGTGCGGATGCATCGACGGCTGCGGCTCGCCTCTCCGGCGACATCGTCACTAATAAGAAGCGTTTTGCTGCCATTGGCGTGGACGTCAAGAGCAAGACCGATAAGACGAAGCTGCGCGATCCGCTGTCAATTATGCTCGATGTGCTTGACAAGACCGGCGGTGACATCGACAAGACGCACGGTCTGTTCAATGAGGAGTCTGGCAAGATCTTCAAGGGTCTAGGTGCCACCTACTCAGAAGCAGAGTCACGAAAGAAAGGCAGCGGACGGGCTGCGGTAGAGGCCGAGTTCAAGCGCTACGCCGGAGCCAATCTCGACGAAAAGGCATTGAAGGAACGTGCTGGCTCTCGCCTCGAAGACTCCGACCTCCAGTTCAAGGAGGCGATGAAGCGATTCAACGCAGAGGTGGGCCAGAAGCTCCTGCCTACGCTCACTGCACTGACGCCGAAGTTCGCGGAGATGTTGCCATACATCTCGCGTGCGGTGGAGCTGTTCGCGAAACTGGTAGACGAGGTCTCTAAGAACCCGCTGGCCTCGATCGGTAAGCTGATTGCCGCGAAGGTGGCGTTTGATATCGCGAGTGCCCAGATCGGCGGAGCGGCCAAGAGCGCGATCACTAAAGCGCTGGCTGGCATCAAGCTTGGCGGTGGAGGCGGCGCAGTTCCAGCAGCCGCTGGTGGCGCGGCTGGCGCTCCTCCCGCTGGCGGGATCATGTCTGCGGCCGGAGCCGGTGCGGCTATCGGCATCAGCGTAGCAACCGCCATCATTACCGCTGGCGTAGTGAACTTCGAGAAGCAAGAGGCAGACATCGCGGCCAGCGGTGCTGACCTTAACGCCGCTCGAGCTTCAAAGGATCCAGAAGAGATCCGGTCTCTGCGCGAGAAGATCGAGAAGCGTCGTTCTGAGATCAACAAGACCGGCATGACCGAAAGCCTCCTGGCTGGCGGCATGTCTGCCTTGAGCTACGCCGGGCCGATCGGATGGGCAGCGCGCGCGGCTGGGTTCGACGAGAAATCTGCCGACTCGGCCGCTCGCTCTATCGTGAACAACACCACCGATCAGAATCGAGAGACCGCCACTCGCAGTCTCGACACCATGATTGAAGAGCTGCGCAAGTTGGAGGCTGCAATGGAGAGCAACACGAAGGCGACCATTGCCGCTGGCGGTGGCCCCAACCGCAGCAACGCACCTGGTACGCCATCGCCTGTTAAAGGCGGCTAGCTCATGGCTGACGACTACCTCAAGCGGCTACCACTTTTCGAGTGGCGAGGCCGCCAGTATCCACTGCTTGCCAGGAGTGTGAGCTTCGGGCATGAGGGCGCGTCGGACAGGATCCAGTACCGAGACAACGACTTCATTCAGCAGCTCGGAGCGCACTCGCTGACGTTTCGATACACGCTGCCGATGCGGCAGGGGATCGCTAAGTTCCCCTATCGCAACCTGTTCATCACTGAGTACCCGCTGCTATTCGCCGCGATGCGGGACAGGTCGAAGGGGACGCTTGTCGACCCGATACTTGGGCCGTTCGTCTGCATTCCGCAGCTGTTCGACGACACGACCGATCCGCGTCTGCGCGATGGCACAGATGTCCAGATTGAGTTCAAACACTCGCCAGATCTCGATGAGACAGAAGATCTAAAACCGATCTCGATCCAAGGCCTAAGCAGCGATGCCGGTGCCCTCGATCAGGAGATCGAGCGTGTAGACTGGGAGCAGGAGCCGAGTCCAGGACCGACGGCGGACCCGATCGACGCCATCTCTGGCATCGGGCAGCAGGCGCAGGCACAGGGCGGCAAGTTCGTCGCTGCGCTGCACGACTACGCCTACAAGATGGAAAAGGTCGAGGATCAGGTGGAGCGTCTGGAGAACCCGGACGTCTGGCCACTGGTCAACGCGACTCGCCGCAATCGCGCTGTGGCACTTGAGCTGAGCGAACGCGCCAAAGACCCAACCAAGCGCGTTGTTCAGATCACGAACAACTACAGCCGCAGCCTAACCGCGTTGGCGGCACAGGTCGGAATGAGTGTCGAGGATCTACTCGAACTCAACGGCGAACTGGCCCGTTCACCAATCGTCGAGCGTGGCACCGTGATCAAGATCTTCAAGCGTGGCAATGGCAGAGCAGCCTGATAGCAGGCTAACCGTTCGCTTCCCGCTGCTCGGCCGCGAGACTTCCAACGTGGTCGAGTGGGAGATCGATTCAGCCTACCTAGTCTCAACCGACGGATTCAGTTTCAAGCTGCTGGAGCAAGACCGCTCGTTGCTCCGTCGGCTCGAACTCCAGCCGGTTGAACTAGTAGTCGATGGTGCGACTCAGGTTCTCGGGCGCATTGACGCTAGCGAACTCGGCGAAACTGCACTTACTGGACGCTACGAGGGGCGCGACTACGTCGCTGATCTGGTCGAGTCGAACGTCGACCCGTCAGTCAAGTTCACCGCAAACCAAACTCTGGGAGAGTGCCTGCTGTTGGCGGCTCAGGCGTGCGGGATCGGCAAGATCATCGACGACGAAGACTCGGCGGTGCTTGACCTAAAACTCGGCAAGTCCAGGCAGACCAAGCGTCGCGGCAAGAGCAAGCGCCCGTCGGCGCAGAAGGTCGAAGAGTACAAGCCGCGCCCAGGCGAGGGCATCTACGAGCTGCTGAATCGGCTGGTGGCGCGCTACGGCGTGACGATCCAGCCTGATTCGGACCGCACTGTGCTTGTGCTGGACCGACCGGACTACACGCAGGAGCCGGTCTGCACGCTGTTCCGCACAGATGACCCGACGGGCTCGTCTGCAAACAACGTCATCCGCGGGATCGCGCGGCGCGACTACAGCATGTTCCCGACTTACGAGCTGTTTACCGGGACAGAAGGTAAGAGCGGCAAGGCTGGGTCACCGCTCAAGTTCGAGTTCGATACGCTTTCGATTCCGTACAACAGCGAGGTCGCTGAGATCATCAGCGCCGCAGTCGAGGGCTCT